AAAAAGTTTTTTGTTGGTACTAAGTCAGTATTCAATAAGAATGCAAAGATTAATTTTACAAATGCTGATATAGATCGTAATCATGGCCATGCTGCTGGATTGGTAAAGAAATTAAAGGATGCTTTAAAGTATCTTCCTGCACTAGGTATTACTGGTGTTGCACAGGGGGATTTATTATTCACTGATGATAAGGGAACAGATATAATAAATGGTGTCAGTAATATAACTTTCAAACCTAATACTATTACATATTCTGTTGCTAAAGGAGATGCTTTATATGATAAAGTTAAAGCAGCAAAGATAGGAGTAGTATTTCATACCTTATATGAAGGACGTAGTATTGAATTAATGAATGCTAAGTTTGGATTTGATGTATCTAAATTGAAAGAGGATAAGGATATATTAGTTCTTAGTGCAGAGACAGGAGAACTTGGTAACGATACTTTATTAACACAAGGAGAGAAGAATGATTTAATTGGATTGAAACAGAAGAGTACTAGACTTGTTAATAGTGCTTCTCCATTCTTAGATATTGTTTCAAAACAGATTGAAGCAAATGATCAGTTGACTGTTGGACCTAAGTTAAAAGTATTTTTTAACAAGTATATTAGAGATTCAGTTGCTGTACCTGCTGGCAATTTATTTGTAAAACAATTTACAGATTATTTTGAGGGAGAACTAGGTAAGGCGGTTGCTAAACTTAAGACACCTAAAGCAAAGGCAGCAAAGCTTCAAAAGATGTATGATGGACTAGATTTGATCGAAGATAATAAGGCCAGCTTGGCTAGTTGTGTCGATCTTTATAAGATCATACAAAATTCTAAGTCAGTCTTCATCAAAAAACTTGAGAAGGGAGAAAGATTTGGTACGTATCTCAGAACAGAAGATGGACTTGAGATGACATCTCCTGAAGGATATGTTATAATAAGGGATGGATCACATGCCCGTAAATTAGTGGAACGTGCTAGATTTAGTGCTGCTAACTTCAAGAAGGATACTCTTCCAACTAAGAAATGGGTGGAAGGCGATGGCAAGTAAACGTAAACGAATCGTGTTTACATTTGGTAGGTTTAATCCACCAACTACAGGACATCTGAAACTTATAGAGGCAGTGGCTAAAGAAGCAGGTAGTGCTGATGATTATGTTATTGTTCCTACCAGATCATTCAAACCTGATAAGAACCCATTGAAAATTGATATTAAACTTGCATGGATGAAGGAGATGTTTCCTAAACATGCAAAGAATATTATAACTTCTAAAGATCTTAATGTCATTATTAAAGTGATGCAGTCTTTTCAGGGATTAGTAAGTGAAGGTAAGTACACTGATGTCTGTATGGTTGTTGGATCTGATAGAGTTGAGGAATTTACTACTTTGTTAAATAAGTATAATAGAGATAAGAATGATCCTGATAAGTCTCCAGTGGAGTATGGTTTTAGAACTATAGAGGTTAAGTCAGCAGGAGATCGCGATCCTGATAATGATGATGATGTTTCTGGTATGTCTGCTAGTAAAATGAGATCATATTCAAAAGCTGGTAAGTGGGGTAAGTTTCAAGATGCTCTTGAAGGACTATTAGATGCAGAAAGAGCAGCAGAACTTATGCGAGATGTTAGAAAAGGCCAAGGTCTATGAAGAATTTTAAAAAATTACGTGAGCAAGCAATAAGACAACAGTTCCGCAAGACTGATGTGCTGAAGGAAGGTGATTCTGTTATGTCTTCTCGTACAGGACAAAAGGGAACAATACATAGGACTGGACCTAACTATGTTATTTGTGTTACAGAAGGTGGCGACATGTTCCGCGAATGGGTTAAGGACGTAAGAGCTATAAATACTTTGAGATAAGATTCTTTGAGACGATTATGAAATCCCCAGACCCAGTTAACACAGTATATAATAATGATCAGTTTTCCGATGAGTTAAAGGAAGCTTATGATCGTTGGATGGGTGGTGACACTTTCCAAAATACAAATCTGAAAGATGTACATGAGGTTTCTGCTGATTCACTAGAGGCAGGTGTACTTGATCTTAAGGAAGCACCTTTCGATGGAATGGATCCTCAGTCACATGGTGCTGAGATAGAGAATGTAGCAGTCAGAAAGAAAGAAACAAAGAAAGTTAATCCAGTTGGATCTAAAGAGACTGCACCATCAGTTGCAAAAGAAGAAGTTGAAAGCAAACTCTGGGATGAGATTGCAGAGAAGTTGACTCAACTTGGAGCACTCAATGATACTGAGTATAAAGTAATTGGTGAGAAGAAAGACGCGGTAAGAGAAGGATATAAGAATAAGAAGATTGCTAAAATTTTAGCAAAGAAAAAATGAAATCCTTTAACGATTTTTTAGCAGAAGGTAAGAAGGCAAAGGCTAAAAAGAAGAGAGAGCCTACCATAGAGGTAATGCCTACAGTTAATGATGGTCAGAAAGGAATGGTTAGCAAACCAGATAACTCCTAAATAGGGCCAGTTGTTAATATTACTATGGCATTTTTACTCCCACTCGCAAAGAGTGTTATACTTAAGCAATTAAGTAAACCAGAGGTTAAATTATTTGTGGTTGAATTGCTTGAAGCATGGGCAAAGCAGACTGATAACAAGGTTGACGACGTAATGGCCGTTCAACTAAGGAAAGCTTTGAATTTATAAATAAAACTTAGAACTATACTCGATCAGGTTAAAAAAGATGGCTGTTTTTGGAACTACGGATGCTGCGGCATTCTCGAATACTGTCGCTGTCACCCAAAATGACGCAACAGTAACAAAGAACGCTGCCGACTCTGTAGTTGGTGGTGATGTACTTGAAATTGATGGTGTTAATTACATCGTTAAGACTATAACAAGTACAACAAGTATTGAATTACACAAAGTATATGCAGGGGCTACTAATAATACTCTTGCTGCTGCTAAGGTAATTAAGCGTACACCTCCAAAGGCCGTCGCTGAATTCGTTATATTGGGTGGTGACAGTAACAGTTATGACCTTGTGTTTGCTGACGCAACAGAAGGTTCTCTTGCTGAGAACAAATCACGCGGTATAAACGGACCTGGTTGGTGGCAGTATCGTTCCTTTACGGATCATGCTGGTAGTACACGTCACAAGGCAGAATGTCTAGCAGCAGTCACAGTTGCATCTAGTGTATCTGGTGACCTTGCTGATGATACAATTGCAGCTGATGTTGCATCTTCTGTAACTATAACTGGTCAACCTGCTAACTCTGCTTCTAGTTCTGGTGGTGGTACATTTGCAGTTACTACAAGTACAACTGGTACACCTGGAACTCTCACATATCAGTGGCAGCGTCAAACTGCATCTGGTAAGCGTTGGGTTAACCTTGCTGCTAACACAGATACAGGTATTACTTACTCTGACTTCACAACAGCAACACTTACGTATGCATCACTTGGTGGTGATACCTTAGATGGTCAAAACTATAGAGTTAAGATCAATTCTGCTGGTGGAACAGAAGAAGTAATCACTAACGGAGCAGCAACATTAACGTTCTCATCATAATGTAAATGAACATTTGTGAACTGGACCATGAAAATTGGTTATTCTTTGCTATTCAAAATTATAACAATCCATCGTCCGTAACTTACTCTGATTTTGAAGAGGACTTAAAGCGATTTAAGTACCTCAAGCGGCTTCTGAGAAGGTATGAAACGACTGGAGAGTTGAAAACTCACCTTATATTAAATCATGTTATAGTTCTTTACAATGTATTTGATGATGCAGCAACACCATTGCTGTTTTATAAGGTCGAGGCAACATATTGGTCTGTTATTAAGGCATTTATGCTTTTTTTAAATAGATTACCCACTTCATTAAACGAGGATGTTAACGAGGAATGTCTAAAAAACCTAAATCTAATATAGAAGAAGAGATTAACTCTGCTGGTGATGGAAGTGGACTGGCATTACCTCCAGCATTTGTTGTCGTCAAACCAAAATCCCATCGAACTTATAAAAGTAATAATAGTAAGGTAGATGGCCGTACCAAAGGTGCAAAATCACTGATGTCTCGTATCCAAAAAAGAAAAATGAAAGAACAAGTAGAAGAAAAACCTGTTGTTGAGGCAATTGCCACTGATACTGAGAGAGCTCAGAAGCAGATTGCACAAGGCAAGAAACTCAAGAGACAGAAGGAGCTTCAGAAGAAGCGTAAGGAAGCAAAATCCAAAATGCAGGACAAGACTAAGGAAATGGATGTCCTTATGAAGGCTCGTCTTTCTGATTTTAAAAAGAAAGCAGGTAGCCAGACAAAGAAATTACAAAAAACTAAAGATCATGTAGAACCAATAGGTGATACTATTGTTGAAGGACAAGATGTAGTACAGGTTGCACTTGATGTAGCAACATCAGAATTGAATCCACAAGGTGAAGGTTCATTTGCTAAGATTCAGTTCGCTGATGGTGGTGTACAGAATCTAGATAACTTCTCTGCCAAGAGAATTGCTGCTACTTATGCACAACTAGATGATACACATAAGCAACAGTTCCAGTATATGCTGAACAAAGATGCTGCTACCTATCAAAGTGCTCTAGATTTTGCCGTAAGACAAAACTAGAAAAATGTCTGAGAGTATTAACGCTGCTATTCTAGAACGACTGGAGAAGGTCGTTAGTACTCTTCAGGAGAACTCCTCTAAAATGGGGGAGTTACTTGCTGTTCACAATGAGAAACTTGACAAGCAGGATAGAATTGATGCTGTCCTGTTTGAGAAGGTTGATAGTGTACACCGTGAAGTTAACCGTAGGTCAGAGGAGATAAAGAGAGGTTGTGAAAGAGACATCAGAAAGGTTGATGACCGTCTACAGGTCATGGAGAAGAAAATGTGGACTATTTTTGGTGCTCTTTCTGTTATATCTTTCCTCGTTTCGCCAGTCGGACAGAAAGTCATTAGACCAGTATTTGAACCGTCACAACAAAACTTGACAGGACCAGCATTAAGACCTATGATAGAAAGACCTCAGATTATGTAACTTGTCTTACCTTGATGTAAAATTTATTAATATGGTAGGCCCTCGTCTGTCTCTCTTCACTAAGAAGAAGGCAGACCTTTTTAATTTTAGGTGTCCTTACTGTGGAGATTCACAGAAAAAGAAGAATAAAGCTCGTGGATATTTGTTCAAGGTCAAGAATGATTTTGTTTACAAGTGTCACAATTGTGGTGTAGGCAGAACATTTGCAAACTTTCTTAAGGATCAGGATACATTCCTTCATGATCAATATGTCATGGAGAAATTCAAAGATGGTAGGACTGGCAAGGGTACTACTGTACCCAATCCTAAGTTTAATTTTAAGGCACCAGTTTTCCGTAAAAATGATATAAATTTAGAGAAGATTTCTGATCTAAATACATCACATCCAGCACGAGAGTATCTTGAAAAACGAGGTATCAAAGACTTAGATTACTTCTACTATTGTCCTAAGTTTAAAGCTTGGACCAATCAGCAGAAAAAAACCTTTGATACTTTACGACAAGATAGTCCTCGTATAATAATTCCTTTCAGGGATAAAGATGGTAGACTCTTCGGATATCAAGGCAGATCGTTAGCCCCTACGGCCAAGATGCGATACATTACGATAATGCTTGATGAGGATAAACCCAAAATCTTTGGACAGGATAGAATAGATTATGAAGAACCAGTTTACATTGTTGAAGGACCGTTTGACAGCACCTTCATTAAGAATTCCGTTGCGATGGCTGGGTCTGACCTTGATCCTAGGACGTTTGGTTGGAGCAATTATATTTGGGTTTATGATAACGAACCACGTAACAGGGAAATCATCAATAGAATCTCAAAGTCAGTTGACAGAGGAGATAAGGTAATTATATGGCCTAATAATATACAACAGAAAGATATAAACGATATGCATCTTGCTGGACATGATGTGCAAACTGTGGTACAATCAAATGTGTACCAAGGATTAGAAGCAAACCTTAGACTTAACAATTGGAAAAAAGTATGAGCAATGGTATTAAAGTTCAGAAGCGGGATGGGTCTGTAGAACCTCTGAACCTAGACAAAATCCATAGAATGGTAGAAGATGCATGTGAAGGTTTGGGAAGCGGTGTGAGTGCTTCTCAGGTTGAAATGAACAGTGGTCTTCAGTTCTATGATCAGATTAAAACATCAGATATTCAAGAGATCCTTGTGAGATCTGCTAGTGATCTGATTGATTTGGATCATTATAACTATCAGTTTGTTGCTGCTAGACTATTATTGTTTGGTCTTAGGAAGCAATTATTTGGATCTGGTTGGTTAAAGCAAGGACATCCTCACATTGGTGTACAGATTGAAAAATGTATCAAAAAAGGTGTATATGATAACAGTATTATAGATAAATATTCAGCAGAAGATTGGGACAAGATTAATTCTTGGATAGATCATGATCGTGATTTCCTTTTTACCTATGCAGGCCTTCGTCAAGTAGTTGACAAGTATCTTGTGCAGGATAGGAGTAGTGGAGAGGTATATGAGTCTCCACAGTACATGTACATTATGATTGCTGCCACTCTTTTTCAGAACTATGGGGAAAATAGGTTAGAATATGTCAGAAGATACTACGATGCCATCTCAAAGCACAGAATCAACATCCCAACACCAATCATGGCAGGGGTGCGAACGCCGTTACGACAATTTGCATCCTGTGTTCTCGTTGATGTTGATGACACGATTGACAGCATCTTCAGCTCTGATATGGCTATTGGTTACTACGTTGCACAAAGGGCGGGAATTGGCATCAATGCAGGCCGAATCCGTGGCATCAACAGTAAGATCAGAGGGGGAGAAGTTCAACACACGGGTGTCGTCCCGTTTCTCAAAAAATTTGAAGCGACTGTCAGATGTTGCACTCAAAATGGCATCAGAGGTGGATCAGCGACTGTCCACTTCCCCATCTGGCACCAAGAAATAAATGATATATTAGTTTTAAAGAATAATAAAGGAACAGAAGATAATAGAGTAAGAAAATTAGATTACTCTATTCAACTTAGTAAATTATTTTATGAGAGGTTTTTATCCGCAAAGGAGATTAGTCTTTTTTCTCCTAATGATGTGCCAGGGTTGTATGATAGTTTTGGTACAGATGCTTTTGATGAACTATA